GTAAAGTTTGTTGGCGACATAGCAGGCGGCACCGCTAATGTTGACCTCATAGCTGATCTTAAGCTTGCAGATGAAACAATGGTTTCTGATGCAGCAAATATCAAAGTCAACATTAATTCTATCTACTATAATAACGGAAGCTCAACCAATCCTATTACTATTAATAGGAACAATGGAACGGGTGCTAATCTTTATCTGCTTTTTGGAAATGATAACTGGATGTTCACACAGGCATCAGGGTTCTCAGATACTTCCAATAATACAGCAAACGTTGTCGTAACTATTCCTGCACCTGGCGGAACAGTCATTTTAGGTCTAACAAAGGAAAGAGGATTCTCAGAACCTCAGCAACAACAAAATCTAAGCTAGGAACTATTATGTTACGCCTAATTACTGAAGTTACGCAGGAAGTAAAGTATATCACCGAGAAAAAAGAGACAGGTGGTAAGAGCGTCTACATTGAAGGTATCTTCATGCAGACAGAACAGGCGAACCGCAATGGTCGCATTTATAGAAAGCCTATTGTTGAGAAAGAACTTGGACGTTATCAATCTCTCATTAATGAAAAACGTGCACTAGGAGAACTAGGACACCCACCAAATCCTTCAATTAACCTGAACCAAGTATCACACCTCATTACGAATTTACGGTTTGAAGGAAATGATGTATATGGGAAAGCAAAGATTCTGGATACCCCTATGGGTAAGATTGCCCAGAACTTTATTGAGGAAGGTGTTCGCCTAGGTGTTTCTTCACGTGGATTGGGATCTGTTAAGACATTGAAAGATGGTATCAATGAAGTACAGGATGACTTTCATCTTGCAACTGTTGATATTGTAGCAGATCCTTCAGCACCCGATGCATTCGTGCAGGGTATCATGGAAGATGCAGCTTGGCTTTACGTTGAAGGGAAGGGCTGGGTTATGGAACAAGTCAAAGCACAAGTTAAGAAAGGAAAAATGAATGAACAAAAACAACTCGAGTTGTTTAACAAGTTCATGCATTTAATTTCTAAAAACTAATTTGTATAAATAAAATAAATTCATTAGGAGAAGATTCTATGTCAATTGACGCTAAAATCAAAGAGTTGCTTTCTCGCAAAGGGGAAGAGCAGCTTAATGAGGAAGGTATGATGCCTGTCAAGGGTAAGGATACCACTATTAAGGCTGCAAATCCAGGTGATACAACCATGCCAATGCAAGGTGGATCACAAGCTGCTGATTACGAAACACGCGAAGAAGATGAGGAGAACCAAGGTGCTGTTACTGCAAAGTCAACGCCTAATGCTCCTCGTCCTATGAATTCTGGCGCAGGTAATGCACCTAACTACACAACAACAGGTGATCCTACCGCTGTTGTCAACATGAAGGCATCATCAGGTAATGTTGCAAGAGAAGGCACTGAGTATGATGAAGATACTTTGGAAGAGCGAGCCAGATGGAAAGAAAGTAATCCTGAATTAAAAGATAAACTAGATAGACAAAAGTGGGATCCATTACAGGACCGCAGACGTACAGGTGGGCGACCTGTTGGTCCAAGAGCACACAACGAATACATAAAGGGTGCTATAAACAGATATAAGGGTACATGGGGGCCTAAAGGGACATTGCCTGAAAACATTGCACAAGATTCTTCTGATATTTCACAGTATGATATCCCACAGTCATCACTAAAAGAACAGTTATCCGCTATTTTCGGTGATGATCTTTCAGAAGATTTCCGCGATAAAGCAACATCAATTTTTGAAGCTGCAGTTATTGCTCGTGTAAATGATGAGATGGAGAAGATCGCGGAACAGATTGAAGAACAAAAAACACAAGAGCTTGAAGAAATCACTGAAGGCCTTGTAGAAAAAGTTGATTCCTTTATGAACTACGTTGTAGAACAGTGGATGGAAGAGAATCAGCTGTCAGTAGAGAAAGGTCTACGTACAGAAATCGTTGAAGATTTCATTGGTGGACTAAAAACTCTATTCCAAGAGCATTACATTGAGGTTCCCGAGGAGAAGTTTGATATTGTCGAAGAACTACAGACAAAATCTGACTCGCTACAAGAGAAACTCAATGATACGGTTCAAAAGAACATTGAGCTTGCACAGGAACTTTCAACTGTTAAGAAAGAAATTGTTCTAGGCGAGATGGTACAAGATCTAGCTGATACAGAAGCAGAAAAACTGTATAAGCTAATTGAAGGTGTGCAGTATGATAATGAAGATCTTTTCCGTGAGAAGGTTAAAGTCATCAAGGAAAATTATTTCCCCAAGACAGCTAAATCTTCTCCCGAAGAACAAATCTTAACAGAAGAAGCACCTCTTTCTAATGATGACACGATTAGCAGATACGCTCAGGCGCTATCTAGATCGCTAAAAGCACGTAAGTAATACGTATTCCAATTAAGGAGAAATACAGATGTTTATGACCGAACAATATCAAAAGAAGTGGGGTGCGATTCTTGAGCACACCGATCTTCCTCAAATCAACGATAACTACAAGAAAGCTGTTACAGCTATTCTTCTAGAAAATCAAGAAAAAGCACTACGCGAAGAGCGTCATGCTCTAGGCGAAGCTGCTCCTGCAAATAATATTACAGGTGCAGGTATCGACACATACGATCCTATCCTTATCGGACTAGTTCGTCGTGCAATGCCTAACCTAATGGCTTATGATGTTGCTGGCGTTCAGCCAATGACAGGCCCAACAGGTATGATCTTTGCAATGCGTTCTCTATATGGTACAACTCGTTCACCTGCTTCAAGCAGAACTGAAGCTCTGTTTAACGAAGCTGATACCGATTACGCTGGGGGTCCAACTGGCTCTACCCACACAGGTACCAATCCTGCTAACCTTATTGCAAGCATTGGTAACTATGGTACTGGTAACGCCAATACAACGGCATGGGCTGAGGCACTTGGCACATCAGGTTCACCTAACTTCCAAGAGATGTCTTTCAGCATTGACAAGACAACTGTTACTGCTAGAACACGTGCTATTAAAGCAGAATACACGGTTGAACTTGCACAAGACTTGAAAGCAATTCACGGTCTTGATGCTGAATCAGAACTCGCAAACATTCTTTCACAAGAAATTATGTTTGAGATCAACCGCGAAGTTATTCGTACCATTTACAAAGTTGCTAAAGTTGGTTCACCTGCTACTGCAACCGCTGGTATCTTCGACCTTGACATTGACTCAAACGGACGTTGGTCAGTAGAGCGCTTCAAGGGTCTTCTGTTTAATATGGAACGTGATGCTAACCATATTGCACAAGACACTCGTAGAGGCAAAGGTAACTTCATCATCTGTTCAGCAGACGTTGCTTCTGCTCTAGCAATGGCTGGTGTTCTTGACTATGCACCTGCTCTATCAACTGGTCTAAATGTTGATGACACAGGCAATACTTTCGCTGGTGTTCTGAATGGTCGCTTCAAAGTTTACATCGACCCATATTCAGCCAACCTAGGCGCACAGTATCAGTTCTACGTTGTTGGTTACAAGGGAACTTCTCCATATGACGCAGGTCTGTTCTACTGCCCATACGTTCCTCTACAGATGGTTCGTGCAGTTGATCCTAACAGCTTCCAGCCCAAGATTGGCTTCAAGACACGTTATGGTATGACTGCTAACCCATTCGTTACAACCTCTGACGGCGGCGCAGCTGACAATGAAATCTTTACAGCTGGGCGTAATCAGTACTATCGTAAATCCGCTGTTCTGAATCTGATGTAATTGTTTTAACTCGGCGTAGATCGAGAGGGGGCCTGCGGGCCTCCGTTAAAGGGGAGCTTGTCTCCCCTTTTTTTATTGATAAATATATTGCATAATCGGAGGAAATCTTGTATACTTCATCAAGTTCAGATATTGCAAATTCTTATACAAATTCTCAACCCTCAACGTATGACTTTCTAAAGCCTAACGGGTTCAGATTAGTTATTAAGGATATACCCAACGTGGCGTATACATGTCAGGGTGTTACTTTACCTGAAATTTCTACACCATACATATCGAGA